ATGAAGCAACTAATAAATAGTGGTAATGGGGGTTACTTGAAACCTGGATTAGAAGTAGAAGTGGTAGAAACAGCTGACTTTGCTAGTGTAGTTAAAATTAGGTTGGTTGGAGATACTATCCAATGCTGGACTGTTAGAGAGGCAATTCAAAGAAAATAAAAAATAAGTTTAGAGATTTAAGAGAGTTTTTTAACTCTCTTTTATTTTTTAGGAGGATTTATGAAAAATAATATACTATCTAAAAATTATAAAAAAATTGTAATATATGATGAAGAAACAAAAAAAGAACTAGCGGTAATTACAGATGAAGAAGTAAAAACTGCTAGTTCAAATATAGTGGTTAAGTTACAACCTTAACTACTTTATCCTTTAGGTGGATAAGGATCTTTTCCATAACTGTTTTTTTCACGAATTTTTCCATTTTTTCCGTGAATAACAACTTCTGATTTTTGGTTTATGGCAATATCACGAGCTTTTTCTATAGCCTCTGCTTGAGTGTCAAAAGTTCCAGTAGCTTTTTCATTCCCTGCTCCTTTTACCTGCCATTTACCATCTTTTGGAACTACATGTTGGTCTTTTCCCATGTTAATAAACCTCCTTTCCTAATTCAATATTTGAGCCCCCTCTCCTATATTGGATTATAACTTTAAAAGGAGAAAAAGTAAATTTTAAAAATTTCTCTTGACTTTTTAGACACATAAATATATAATACATTTGTGGCTAATAAGTTAGGAGGTGTAAAAAATGGAAGCTACAAAAAAGAAAATGGGTAGACCTGTTATTGGGAAACCAAAAACAATAGAAATAAAAACTAGAATAGATGAAGATTTAGAAGAAAAAGTTAAAAACTATTGTGAGGATAAAAAAATCACTAGGAGTGATTTTTTAAGAAAAGCCATTAACAAGCAACTTAATGAAAAATAGGAATTGCTCTCCGACCAAAGATTACAATTCCTATCTACCAAAAGAAGTTTCCCTCTTATGAAATCTATTATATCATAAGTGGATACTTCTATCAATTTATAATTTTGAAAGGAGTGTTTTTTTTATGAGAATGAAGAAAATTGAAAATTTGTATGAAGTAACTATGAATGATTTAAAATTCTATACTGAGACTATCAATGAGGCAATAGCTATTGCTTGGAAGTTAGGTGATAGAAAATGAATTATGTAGTGCAATTAGAAAAGAAAAATAATATTTTTGTGGTAAGTAGTAGAATTATAGCAAAGCAATTAAGTAAAAAACATTCTGATGTTTTAGAAGGTTTAACTAAAATTTTAGAAAACGGAGATTTCCGTTCTCTAATAATATCAAGTAATTATCAAGTGAAAGGTCAAAAAAGAAATTATAAGGAATATTTACTAACAAAAGATGGCTTTACATTGTATATGTTTAACATTCAAGGATACAATGATTATAAAATGGCATATATAAATGAGTTCAACAGAATGGAACAAGCCTTAAAAGAACAAAAGAAATTACCTTTTTCAGAAGTTAAACCTACAACTTGGAGAGGTGTTCCTGTTATGGAAGTTTCAGAACTTGAAAAATTAACAGGTATTGATAGATGTCTTATTCATACTAATTTAAGAAAAGATAAGATAACTTTAAGACATAGAGATTTTTTAGAATATAAAGAAGAAAACTCAAATAATTATTATGCTTCAGCAAGTTCTGTAAGTTTACTTTTTAAGGAAGTTGTCATTTGGATTTGTAAGAGATATGGAGTATATGAAAAATACAAAGATTTCATAGAAAATTATTTTAGAACTGACAATAGAATTGAATGTAAAGTTATTGATAAACCATTTAATGATAAATACTATAATGAGATGTATGAATGTATGGTTAAAGCATATCAATTTGAAAGTCAAATAGAGAAAATCTATGAAGAACAATTATTACCTTTGTATAATAGAATAGATAAATTGAATGACCTTAAAAGAGATACTATGCTAACACCATTTTATGGTATGAAATATGGAAATATTTTTGGAAAAAATAAGAAATAAAAAACACTAAGAGGAGTATAAAAGCTCCTCTTTTTTATTGGAGGTGAGATTTTGGAGCATGTATTAAGTGCTAGATTAGAACTTAAAGATAAATTTACAGCTGTAATTAATAAAGCAGAAAAAGGGCTTGCTGGACTTTATCAAAAAGCTAAATCTATGAATTGGGAAAAAGTTAATAGTGGA